TTAACAAAATAAAATTTTTATATTCACTATATTATATTATATTTACACATTATTAAACAAAAAAAAATTAAATTAAAAAAGTATGAATTTACCACAAAGAGAACAGACAAACACAGAAAAGAAATTATATGTAGGGTATGGAGAATCTACATTAGTAGGAATTAATCCTACAAAAGAAGAACTTATGACATTATTAGGCATAGATAATGAAGAAACTATTGCTAAATTTAAAGATCCTGAATATACAGGAGAAACTACAGAAGGAGATAAATACTTCAGATTAGCTTTTTATGTTAGAAATACAAGAACAGAACAAATAGATCAATTGAGTTTTCAAGTAACAGACAAAGAAAGAGTATCTAAAGAAGGTAAACCAGAATGGGTTAATCAATTGGGAGCTAATCAATGGGCTATAACAGAAGATGAATTATGGGATAATTTTAAATCTTTTAGTAAAGTATTAAGTTGGAAAAATGTAGATGGTAGTGTTACAGAAAAATATAATGCTGGAGCTAAACCAGAAAAAGTAGATAATTTAGGAGATAAAGTATTTAGAAAAGCTTTAGAAGGAGAAGTTGCTGTATATAGCTTTATGATTAATATGTTTAATTTAGATATATATAGTCAAGATTTAAATCTTTTATTAGATATACCTACTATGCTAAAAGGAAACTTTAAATCACTAAGAAAGACTCTAATGGACATCAGATTTGATGTTAGTGGAAATGAAAAAACTGTAGTATGTTCTTATGGAGTTAAGTTGAAAGATGATGGAACTCCTGTACAAACTGTTTATAACAGAGCATTTTTACCTGGATATATGTTTAAAAATGTAAAAGCTTATAATCTAGACCCTACTAAATTAGCTTCTTTAGTACAAGTTAAAGAAGCTAAATCTAGAAAAATTACTCCAGTAGAAACATTTTTAATAGACACTATGGATGAAATAAATGGATTTAGAAAAAGTAGCTATTTCTTACCACAGGAAATAGATATTTATGACTCTTCAAAAAACTTTTTAGCTTCTGGAGCAGTTGTAGCTAGTAGTACAAGTGATGATTATTAGTAAATAAATTATATTAAGTCTTAGACCCTCTTATATAATTTAAAAAGTATAAGAGGGTTTTTTAATAATTATAATTAAAAAAAAACAAAACTATGTACAACTTAGAAACTTTATTAAAAATAAAAGAACTAGGTTTATCTGTAAGGTATTATCTTCTATTAAAATTAGTAGAAGATAATGCTCTTTTTAACTTTAGAGAAGAATATTTAGATATTATAGTAGGTATGAAAACTGAAGGTTTTCTAACAAATACTGAAGAATTAACTACTAAAGGTTATGAAATTTTAAAGGAAATAGAAGGTAAAAATGATACAAAAGGTATTAATTATCCTCTTTTACATAAAAAACTTCAAGATGAATTGTTTAAACTTACAGGAGAAAGACAATATAGAGTAGATGGTAAATATTCTTTTTTTCCAAATTTAAAAGATTTCACAGATAAACTTAAAAAAGTAGTTCTAAAATATAAACTAAAAGACTACAATAAAATAGAAACTATACTCTTAAATCACATAAGAAAAGCTGTAAAAGCTAATTTTAAATATATTCCTCTCTTAGGATACTATATAAGTAAAGATAGTAAGAGTATGTTAGTAGATGATTATGAGAATTATGATGGAAAAGAAAATACAACTATTCAAGCTAATCACAATACAAGTACACCAATAAACACATTTGATATATAATGATAGATTATTTTGATGATTTAGAGAAAGAAATAACAGAAGGATTAAATAAAGAACTTATTTCAATGGGTTTTGATAGATTAAATTATCATATAGGGTTAAGAAAAGCTACTTATTACCTAATAGGAGGTTTTACAGGTTCAGGAAAAACTACATTTTTAGATGATGCTTTTGTATTAAATCCTTATGAGTTTGTTTTATCTCCTAAAAATACTAAAGGATTGAAGTTAAAAATCTTCTATTTTTCTATGGAAAGAAGAAAAAACTACAAAATAGCTAAATGGATAAGTAGAAAAATATTTACTGATACAGGTCAAATTATATCTGTAAATAAGATTTTAGGTTGGGTTTCTAAAGAAAATAAATTAACTGCTGAAGAACTAGAAATAGTAAAATCTTACAAAGATTATATAAATACTATGTTAAATAATGTAGTTACTATTATAGAAAATCCTCAAAATCCTATGGGTATTAAAAAAACTATAGATGCTTATGCTGAAGCTAATGGTAAAAAAGTAAAAATAGATGAACATAATTATAAATATATCCCTAATGACCCTAATGAGCATGTTATAGTAATTTATGACCATATTGGTTTACAAAAGAAAGAAACCAGAAGTTATCCTAATGGAGATAAAGTTAGATTATCCTCTAAAAAAGAAATTATAGATCAATCTTCAGAAGATGCTAGAAAATTTAGAGATGTTTATGGTTATACTATAGTAAAAATATCTCAATTTAACAGAGATATATCTAACCCTATAAGATTAAAAAATGGAGATGTAGAACCTATGTTAGAGGACTTTAAAGATTCTGCATCAACACAAGAAGATAGTGAGGTATGTATAGCTTTATTTGATCCAATGAGATATAAAATACCTGACCCTATTGGTTATAATTTAGAAAAATTAAGAAACTCTTATGGTAATAAAATGTATAGAAGTATTAAAATATTAAAGAATAGTTATGGCTCAGATGATGTCAGAATTGGACTTGCCTTTAATCCAGTAGTGGGAATCTTCAAAGAAATGCCTAAAGTTCAAGATACTACTGAAGAAACTTATAAATCTATTATAGATAATACTTACTTTACACAAAGAAAATTAACACCTTTAAAAGAATTAAAACTATAATGCAATTAGAACTTAAATATCAAAAGACTAAAACTCTTAATATTAAAGAGAATGGTAGGTCATCTGACTGGGTAACCCCCAATTTTATTATGGGATGCAATGCTGGATGTTCTAATAGTTATTGTTATACTAGAAGATTTGGAAGAAAATATATTTATATTAATACTAATGTAGATGAAATATTAGAATCAATAAGACAACATTCTTTAAAATTAGGTACTAAAATCCCTAATCAAACAGATTTAAAGTATTGGACTTTTGATGTGGGATGTGATGTAGATCTTAATTATCATTGGAAAGATTATAATTGGGATAAAGTATTAAAGTTTTTTACAGAAACTCCTAATATTAAAGCTACTTTTGCTACTAAATTTGTTAATAATCAATTACTACCTTATGGTAATGAAAAACTAAGAATTAGATATAGTTTAATGCCTCAACATATGTCTGATATTTTAGAACCTAAAACTTTTAAAATAGAGAAAAGGATTGAAGCTATTAATAAATTTATAGAGCATGGTTGGGATGTACATATTAATTTTAGTCCTATTGTATATACTAATACTTGGAAAAAAGATTATGAAGAATTATTTAAACTAATAGATCAGAAAGTATTATATAAAGATAAAGTAGCTTGTGAAGTTATATTTTTAACTCATAATCAAAACTTACATAATATTAATTTAGAACAAAATGCTATAGAAATAGAAAACCTACTTTGGAAACCAGAAATACAAGAAACTAAAATATCTCAATATGGAGGAGAAAATATTAGGTATCAATGGGAGTTTAAAAATCAATTAATTAATGAATTTAAAGAATTACATAATAATATCATACCTTGGTGTAATATTAGGTATATTTTTTAAAATAAAAACATAAAAACTATTATGATACAAACAACAGATCAATTATTTAACTATTATAAAGAACATGTTGCTTTAACAGAAGGACATTACGCTTATTTAATAGATAAAGAAGATTTTAAAGAAGCATTAAAAAAATTTGCTACTTTACATGTTGAAAAAGCATTAGAACAAGCATTTTTAAATAGTGAAATGAGAGTTTCAGAAAATGATACAAATGAAACACCTGGTTTTACTAATAATTATGATGATGGTTATGTAACTATTACAGTAAGTAAAGATTCTATTTTAAATGCTTATAATATAGAGCAAGTAAAGTTATATGAGTTAAATATAGGTTATCCTACATATAAAAAATTTGAATATATTTATTATTTACCTGTTACTTCAGAAAAACCTCATAGTGATAGAGAAAATGGACAAAATTACTTACATTATCATGTAGATTATAGATTTGAATTTGGAGAAAAAAGTAAACATTATTTATTTGAAGATAGTAATATTAGATTAGAACATACTAAAAATACTAAAATAGTCTATATGATGATGAAATGTATAAAAAAATCTAATGAATTTACCACTCCTGTAAGTTATATAAAAAACTCTAAACTAAAACATAAATGTATAATAAAAGGTAAATGTCCTCACAGAGGTCAAAACTTAACTTTAGAACCTGATATTAATGGAGTAATAACTTGTCCTAATCATGGTTTACAATTTGATGCTATAACTAAACAATTAATAACAAATAATGATAAATAACAAAGATTTACCAGGAACAAATAGTGAAACTTTTAAAATTAGATTTACTGAAGATTGGTTTCAAAAAAGTGAAACAGGTATATACAATACTCATAAATTACTAATACTAGAAATACCTCATAAAAAATGGTATAAACAATTATTACAATTTATTAGTTTTGGACTATATGAAGCTCCTATTCAATACAAAGTAATACAAATTAAATAAAATAAAAATGAATTTAGTAACAAAAAGTAATAATGATTATATAGAACCTATTCCACATGACAATAATATTAATAGTATTATAAGTGATTTTAATGTGAAAGAGGAAAAAGTAGTTGTATTTGATGCTGATAGCTTACCTTTTATTTGTAGTTATCAGCCTAAAAATGATGAATTTGGTAATCCTACAGAATATTATACTAAAAAAAATGGGGGTTTTGATATAGCTGAAGGTATTTTAAATGAGAAATTATTAGGAATTTTTAACAAAATAGAAGAATATTTTACTATAAAAACCATTTATTTATGTGTAAAAGGTAATAATAATCCTAGAAAACAATGGTTAAGTTCTTATAAAACTCATAGACCAGAAACTCCAGAAATAGTTAACTATTTGCACAATATTCTTATAGAAAAACATAATGCTTTTATAGCTCCTATAGGAGAAGCTGATGATGCAATTAAAACATTAGTAGATACTTTAGGAGATAATGCTTTAATTTGTGGAATAGACAAAGATTTATTAACTATTTCTGGATACCATTACAACTATTCTAAAGATTTTTATCAATATATTGATGAAAAAACAGCTAATTATAACTTTTGGACCCAAGTATTGATAGGAGATAGTACAGATTTTGAAAATCTAAGCCCAAAAATAGGTAAAAAATATGCAGAAAAAGTATTAGATATAGATATGACTGAAGAAGAATATAAAGAAGCTGTATATAATGGG